TTAACACACTCCAAGAATACAAGGATGAAATCAAAAAGATCGATTTTAAAGTTGATATATCTCGTTTGAAAAACGATATTGCTAGCGAAACAAACAAACTATTTTAATTACCATTTACCAGAATCTTGGTAGTGGTAATTAAAACTGAAATCTGTGTCTTTTAATTCTTCAATTAGTTTTAAATGCACGTCATACTTTGCTGTAGTCCAATCACTTTCACCATTACTCCCTGGCACTGCTAATGTTCTAGCACGTTTAGCCGACATAGAAGTTTCTCTAGAATAATCCTGATATTTCCAAGCATCGGTATCTTGTTTAAAATTAAATTTAAAATCGGCCAACCATTCTCCTGAGGCTGTTATTTTAAAATTGTAAATGGCTGTTAAATTACACCCTAGTCTAGTTCCAAACTCGTTATTAATATCGTCTGGAGTAATTGCTACGTCAATTTCGTATCCTCCACGTGCTCTCCATAGCAATCGTAACAAAGGCCATATTTCATTTACTACGCTATCGGCCAACGGATTAATATTAGGGTTAATTATATTAAAATCAAAATTTTCATATTCTATAGAGTTTAATACCCTATTCTTGTGAAATTTAATTTTGTGATATTTGTCTGTGCTAAAATTAGCAAAATTACCGCCTGTTAGTTTATTAACCAATCCAGCTTTTGGAGTATGTTCTAAAAAGATATTAAATGTAACTAATCTTATTGCTCGATGAACTTTTGAATTTCTAAAATCATGTGTGATCCAATTATTCATATAATAGGCTTTTATCATTCCGTATTTTTCAGAGTTTTGAGATAAAATTGTATCGGGCGGCTCTGTGAATCCGTGTCCACACGCAATTACTTCTATGTAAGAACGATTACGCCATATTAGATTCAAAGACTCGTAAAAGTGTTGCATCTCTTCTGTAGGAAATCCTATGATCCAATTAGTATGAGCTTCTACTCCGACCAATGACCCGTGATACAGGTTTTGTTCTATTTCATCAACAGTAACACGTTTATCCATGTCTTTAAGAACTTTGTTAGACCCAGATTCTATTCCGTAACTCAACATCTTACATCCAGATCCTGCAAGGTCTTGATAATATTTAAAGTCCATCTTTTCATTACAACGAGCATATCCAGTCCAATTAATTTTAATTCCGCTGGCAATGACTCCTTTACAAAATGCTCTTAATTCATTTATGTTACCATTCACTAGGCTGTCAAGGAACCAAACAAAATCTATTCCGTAGTTGTTGTACAAATGAACAATTTCATTTAAGGTGTTTTTAGCCGATCGTCCTCTGTATTTCCAAAAATGTGTTTCACTGCAAAACACACACTTGGCAGTACATCCTCTACTAAATTCAGCGTTAACTCCGTTGGGCATTTGATATTCTGACAACTCAAAATGACTGTAATCTGCCCAAGGTAATCGATCTAGATCTAATCTCTGTCCTTCTTGTTGTGCTATAGTTACCTGTAAAGACGATGCGTTATCTGTCTCTATTTCATCTAAAACTTTAAGCAGCATTTCTTCGCCTTCTCCAGATACAACATAATCATAATACGGTTTATCTGGTCCAGGAGGAAATGCGTGGCACTGCGGGCCGCCTACCATAATTTTAACATGCGGATATCTTCGTTTAATTTCAGATGCCATCCAATCCGTTGGTTCTTGATTGCAGTAATATAAACTGAATCCAACAATATCCACCCTGTCTGTTTCAATTTGTTTTATATATTTTTCCATCAATGGCTGCATATATTTGTGCAGGTGCTGATGATATGACTCTCCCATCCATCTCCACTCTTTGCTGCCGTGCCAAGGATTAAAGTCGATATCCCAATTAGATTTATCTTTGTATGCTTTGATGTTTAAATCAACTCCGTCAGCACTGTATCCTGCTTCTTTGGCAACCGATATCAATCTTGCTAGATTGTAAGGTGGAAAATTAATGGCCCATTCAGGCAATAAGAAAAATCTTACTTTAGATTTTCTAGTAACATTATTAATAACTACTTCTGTGAGATTTTTCTGAGGTGTAGATCTAGCATAAGGAAGTATAGCTTCCATTATTTTTAAATGTTTATCATCTAAATCTACAGGTTTGTGTAGTGTTGCTTTGACTATTGGAATATTTTTTTTCATTAAAATTTTGCAATTAATATATCACTAGAAAGTTCAAAATCAAAAAATCTAATATCTGGACTTATTTTATCAGTTTTTCGAATCCTAGCACATTTACTGTATAAGGTTAATTCTACATCTTTTGTTCTTGCAAATTTTGTAAAAGCATTATAAACCATAGGAGAATTAATATCGTCGCCAAATATGCAGCCGCCGTCTAATAATCGATCCCATGCATAGTTTAAATCTGCAGTAACCTCATCTTCACTGTGTCCAGCATCAATAAACACCACTGAAAGATCTTTAAGATCTAAAGATTTACTATCTCCTGTATGAGGTATAATATTTGGAAAATCTTCAATATGCATTTTTTGAATTTCTAATAAATCTAAGGATGTTAGTAGAGGTAGATTATGTGAACTCCTCATTGATTCTAACATATGGTTATTTTCTTCGAATTTATTTAAATCAATTGTATGTATAATCACGTGTTGATTATCTTTCGCTAATAAACAAGTAGATCCTCCAACAAACGTACCCATTTCTAAAATCAAAGATCCTTGCGGCAATTTAGAAATTTCTAAATTAATCCAATTAATAATCCACCCATAAGTACAACTAAATGGTTTTTCTAAGAAACATTGTTTTAATTCTTCACGTATGTTGTTGTATGTAAAATTTATTTTATTCATTTAGATGATAGAAATTTTTTTTCTTCGTTAGACACTGAATGGCCAATTAGTCTTTTTGTTATTAATTGTTTGTTATTTACTAACTCATTGTTAGTTATTCCGCTGTGTAAGTCATTAATACATTTATCTAGATCTTCCTTGGTCCAAGATAGTATTCGATCAAATGAATCTAAGAAAAAAGTTTTTTTATCTAAGTGAAGCAATTTGGCGTCAAATGAAGTTTTCCAAGGAAACATTATGTAAGGTACATCTAGCATATGACACAAATGAGCAATACCACCTTCGTATCCAATAACACATTCACAATAATTTGATATTAGATTAACTTTTTCTTCTACAGAAACATCTTTACTATCTAATGTAATTACTTCCCAACCAAATAATTTTAAAAGTTTGTATAATTCTGAATATTTTTGTATAGGATAGTATTTTGATTCAGGGTATACTAGTCCTGGATTTTCAAATGCTTGACTATCTTGATAAGCGGCAATACCGATAAATCTTTTGTTTTGTTTATTATTTGATAGTTTGTAATAGGGACTATAGATTTTAAAAATATCGCTAGGTTCTATTTCATTTTGTAAATCAGTTGTTTGATGTATTCGTAATATATCGTCTGAGATATTAAAAATTTTTTTATATTTTTCAAAATTGGTGTTATTTAAACTTTTATTAATATTAAGCTGTGAAACTTTATAGTCTAGTAAGGTACATAAGACTATTAACTCTGTTCCCAACCCTTTACGCCAATTTCGATCTAATGTAAATTCCATTTTAAATAGCCTGCATTTTTTTTAATTCATTTTCCAACCATACAGCTATTTTTTTGTGGCCTTCGATATTGGGATGAGAATTTTGAGTGAATAAATGTTTGTATTCAACTGGGGGCTTCCACTTGCTGTGATCAGAAATCCTTGGAACACCGTTGCCCCAATTGTCAGTTAATATATCGAGTAGGGTGTTTCCCGGCGTGGCAAGCCCAATATAGTTGTTGAAATTAAATTTTTTTATATCTTCTTCTGATGCATCTTGTAATGGGTCATGAAACAAATTAAATTTAACTATATTAAGATTATACATTTTTTCTAGTTTTTCTAATACAGAAAATGTATAGAATGTGTCAATTGTGCAAATCCTAGTGTCAGGGTGGTCGTGTAATAATGATCGATTTATTAATCCCGGTCCACGAGTTTTTCTTAAAAATTCAGGAGCTAGATGAGGTATCATAAATCTATCACGCAGAGGTGTAGTAATGCCAAACAATATTAGATCATCAGAAGACATGTTAGTGCAATCTAACCATAACTGATCTAATTGAACAAAATTACTACACCCACTAATTGCTCGATTTGTTAAAGTTACATTAAGTTTTTTTGCTAGTACTGATGCAAAACTAACATTATATCTATTATATTCCATGTTTTCTAGTATAGCGTCGATCCGATCAGGAATATCCTGATCACCTGCTACAAAACTATCACCGTATGCCCATAGTTTCATTTGTTTAATAACTCCCATTCAGTAGGCCACAATTTTTCAAATTTTAAAGTTTCATTTTTTAAATAGGTAGTTTCTAATGAATATATTTCTTCTACAAAACTTTTATTTGTTGATTTTGTTTTTAATGTGAGATTTTTCTTAAAAGTCAATAACCACTCTAATCCGGGAGCATCTGGAAATAATTTTTCACATTGAGTGATTTCGTCGATTGCACGTTGCTTTAATTCAGGAGATAATTTAAGAACACTAGCTGTAGAATTTTCTCCCGACGACTCTAATAAATTCCAAAATACATTTTTAATTTTATTTTCCTGTATAAACTCATAAAATTCAACAAGATTAAATGCAGAATATATCGAATATAAACTATGTGCATCTATATTATTGGATGTTTTTTCTTGTATGTAATTTATATTTTTTGCAAATAGATCCCAAGATGCTCCTCGTCTTACATACTCGTATCTGTTGCCAACTGTTTCAAAACTAACTCCCCATTTTGTAGTTCGTTCATTTATTAATGTTTGTGCAATTGAGTTAGATTCTAATGGTATTGCTAGATTGGATAAGATGTAAAAACTTCTATCATCTGTTATAGTATTAACTAATCGTAGATTTTGTTTTTGTAATAACGGTTCGCCGCCTAACATTAAGATATTTTCTATAGAGTCTATGTTTTTTTCAATCATGAGAAATAAACTATTTTCGTTTTCATCTTTGATTGTATTAATTTTTAAACCCTTCAACGTTGCCCACTTAGAACTAAAATATTCATAACAATAAGTACAAGATAAATTACAAGTGTTACTCCAGCGTAGATCTAATCTTCTCAATTTAAAAAAAGAATTATCAACAGGTCCGTAGTCAGTTTGAAATCTTTCCAAATCACTGTCTCTTTCTGATCTAGCATTTTGAGATTCTTGTTGTTTACATTGTCTGCAAGACTCATGCCATTTACCATCAAGAATATGCTGTCGAATATCGGTTGCAACCTTTCCGTTGATTAGTTCGTCAATTGTGTTTGTATGTAACGATCCTATAGAATTAGATGCCGAACAACAAGTCTTGACGTGGCCATCCGGTCCTAAGAAAATCTCAGTGAACGGCAAAGAACAAAATGTTTCTTTGTTCATTTAGATACCTTTATTTCCCGCCAATTTCTAGATTTGTCGTCCATCTTTTCGTGTGTATAAATTCTATCTACTCGACTAAAGGTTCCGCATATGTTAGCACAATATGCCATTTTGCCTTCGGCACAGCTAGACTTGGTCCATGAGTCCGTAAACACCCGATCCAGGTGATGACCTTCCATGATTTCTTGAAGGCTATGTTTGTTAAGGTCGAAGTGATCCCAGCCGTACTTTTCAATCTCGTAATGCAGTTGCAGGCTTTGGCTATCTGAATGTACGCCGTTTAAGTGTGTGCCCATGTAACAACAAGGGATAACACGACCCTTTTGATCAACAAATATTTCTCTACCACCATTTCTAGTTTCGGCTTTACACTTGATGCTAGCACTATCTAATATAGAATTATCTTCTGAACGTAGCATGTCATATACGTTGGCAACACGTTCAGGATGATTGTTGTGTGTTAGTTTATTTTCTTTAAGACGTTTGTAATCATCTATACTAAATTTCCAAAATTGATCTTGTACTTGTCCTTGAGGATTTTCCAAATTTCTATTCTTTGGGTCTACAGGAGCATCGATCCAATAATCAAATTCACCCTCGCGAGTCATTGCACTCATGCGTACTAAACTTGTACCGTTATCAACGCCCAATGCTTTCTTAGGAACAAATGCATGAAATCCCATGTCTTTAGAAAGTTGTTTAGCTTCGTCGATTTGATGTTCGTTATGTTTAAAAATCAAGTAGTCCCATTCTGCACGACCACCTGCATCTATGAATGCTTTTGCATTTGCTATGAGCTTATCCCACTCTACGTTTCTTCTGTACAAGTGGTTTGTGTCTGCTAGTCCGTCGATACTAAATGTAATTTGCCATGACCAGTGATCTCTTAGTTTCTTTGAAAACAAAGTTCCCATCTTAGCCCAGAATTCTGGTTTACGCATTCCACCGTTCGTATTCATACGAATGACAGTTGTTGGACTTACTTGATCTATGTATTCGCAAATCTCGTATAGATCTTTTGCCATGCCGGGGTCACCGTGAACACCGCAAAACAAAATTACTTCACACTTGTTAACAACTTCTGGTGGAAAATATTGTTTAAATTTTTCAATAGTAATTTGATCTATTTCTAAATCTGGACGAGTAAGTGGACTGTTAACATGAAATCGAGTACACATTGGACACGCAGCATTACACGCATTAGACAGCTCGATGTGTAATTGATCTAGTTGATCAAAATTAAAAAAGTTATTATTCATAGTTTATTGTCTTTGCATATTCTGGATATACTGTTGCAAAATTTTGTCCTCGATATTCATCGTGTGCTTTTACATGTCGATTAAACTTTTCCCAATTTTCTGATTTAGCAGTGCCGTTAATAATAAAATTAATAATTCCTGGAATATGATACTCATACATATACCCATCAACATCTTCTTTAGGAATTGACTTGAGTATATCAACAACATAGGATTTTACGTCCGTTGGCAGTTGAGTTAAGTTATATTGTATTGGTCCGTGTACTAAATTAAGATAGGGTCCAAATTCTTTAAAATTTGTATTGTGTTCTTTTAATATTGCTGGCAATCCTGTAATGTTTATTGTACTCAAAGTAATACACCAACCTAGATAGATGTTACCTGTTCTATTACTAAGTTCTACTGCCTTTTTCATATTTTCTTTTACTTCGCTCCATTTAGCAGGATAACGCATGTATTCGAATTGTTCTCCTATACCGTCGACACTGAATGATAAATGTACGTGTCTAAAATGTTTGAATATTTCAACTTTTTCAGCAGGCCACTGTGTGCCGTTGGTAGCATAGTGTACTTCGATATCTTTAGCATATCCTTTTTCAACAGCAACTTCTAAGATACGCCACATTTTTTTACTCATGAAAGGCTCACCGCCATAGAAGTCGAACTGTTTAATCGTTGCTAAGTTATTTTCTAGATCATCCCAAAACGGACTTTCGTCATCGTAGTGCTGATGATACTTTTTCATACTTTGAGCAAATAATTTATATGTAGAATATCTCTGGTTTTCATAAACATCGTAGTCCTCTTCCATCCAAGTACTACTAGAATGACTTCCGCAGGTTCTGCATTTTAAATTGCAGGTATTGCCCAAGTTTAATTCAACTTTGGCAAGACCTTTAAAGGGTGCATTTCCTTTACGTAACCAGTCAACGTATTTGTCGTTATCGCGCTGACGCTTACTTTTACGACCAGCGTCTTCTTCTTCGAAACACCAACTGCACTTATCGTGTCTCTTTCCGGAACCCAATGTATCTCTCACTTCCTGAAATGCTTTCTGATTAAAATTAATTGCAATAGGTTCAGCACCTAATGAATGTTTTAGATCTTGATCTCGATACATGCAACAAATTTTTGTTGTACCAGTATTATTTCCACTCATTGCGTGGTCAGCGTTTACACACCAGGTAGTTTTATTTTGTTCGTTTATCATAATTTTAATAGTTCTCTAATACAGTTTGGGTCGTTTGAAACATTTTTATCTTTAAGGATATCTATCATAGTCGATGTATTATTTAAATTTTCATACATGCGATCGGCAACTAATTTATTATTTTTCCAATTCATGTGGCAATATCGCATATCGCCTGAGTATATCATTTTTATAAATTGTTCTTGTTCTACAGGTGTTAATTGTTGTTGTTCAAATTGGATTAGGTCAATAGCATTATATATGCAAAATCCTGCTCTGCTTTCATAATTAATCAACGTACCGTTATCAAACGGCATGAAATTTATCAATTTTATGTTATTATCGCGACATAGTTGATTCACATCATTAAATATTTTTTGATATACAAAAAGATCAAACTCTTCCGAGTTTACGATGGGGTATGTATCTAAAAGAATTTTTGCAACATCACGTTTTTCTTTGGCTATATTAGGAACGAATAATTTATTTACAGTAATATGGTGCATTGTTTCGTATTCTTTTTGGAGACTATGCCACCGATTGTGCTGACTATATACAAATACTATGTGTGAGTAGTCTTTGTAATGTTTTATAAAATTATTAAAACTCCACCAGATACTTGTTCCATGTAGTGCGTATAAAGTAGAATCAATATTTAATAAATCAGAAAGAGTTTTCGCCCATGGCTCTCCAGATATGGGTAGAGGAGATAGGTCTTTACTTGCAAAGCTATCTCCAAAAATTCCAAGATGTTTTTTAATATTCATTGTAAACTGTTTTGCACAATTCGTAAAAATCTTTATATTCTGGAAAGGTCTTTAATAAGTTAGTATTTAACCGCTTGTCGTTTTCTGAAAAGAAGCTGTAAAAGTCTCTGCGACCAGCACGAATTTTTTCTGCAGGAATTGTTTTTTCCTTCATATAATCTGTAACACGAAGCATTTTTTCATATTCAACATCTGTAAACCATTTTTTATTATCTACAATAAATTGTAGTTGACGTTCTTGATGTTTTATGAAATCGTCTGTAAGAATATTAATCATCCAGTGTGGTGGTTCTTTTAAGTAAGGGGTATCAAAGGAGACTGATTCAAATCCAAACTTCTCACGCCATTCAATCACCTTTTCTAATAGTTGTTGAAAGTTAGTTACACAAAGAACATTATATGTACACATTAAGTTTACAGTAGCACCTGCTTTGATTACTTCTATCATGTTGCGTTCCCAGTGATCACATTTAAGTCCTGTACGCATATACTCTGCTTGCTCGCCCCAACTATCAATGCTGGTAAAGAAACTAAACTTACGAATTTTCTTTTGACGAACCAGACTAGTTACTCTTTGAATAAGTCTGTCAACACGATCGAATGTTACACCTAGATTACTGTTTAATGTAATTTCTAAGTGAGGGGCTGGTTCGTCTTCTAACAGATCAAAAAACTGCATTGCACCTGGATTCATTAGAGGTTCACCGCCTGTGATGCGGAGTGTGTGTAGATCTTTACGCAGACTGGGCCACCATTTCCAGAATGCTTCAATGTAGGGATTTTCGTCTTTAGGACCATAGTATGTTCCGTTGGTCATAAACTCAATGCCATACTGATTATAGGTTAGATCGTAATTACCATGCTTCTTGATTTCTTCTGTCCACATGGTGCTTGCTTGTGGGCAGCAATAACCGCAACGATAATTACAGCCATTACCAAAACTAACTTCTAGGTAACGAGGATTAACTGGTGCATCCCAGGGAAGCTCTGCTAGTTTTTCAATCAGCGGTTCGCTAAAATCACTTGAACTATGTATCATTCTGTCACTGATATGCTCGCCTGGTAGATCTTCAATATTCCAACAATATTGGCATTCGTTAGGGCGACCTCCTTCTAACATAGTTTTACGCTGTTCTTTTTTCCATCTTGTATTGTGTAACGCACTAGGATCTGCTGCAATTTCATCTAAGCCAATATGATGCGGGCGTGGATGATAGCAACTATGATTATCACCGGTGTGTAGATACAGAGTTTGGTGCAACCACTTCATTGCACAGAATCCCGAACCAACTTTGTTTAATCTATCTCTTACGTTTTTAATAAACGTTACTCTGTTTTCTTGCATTTTGCCTCGCATTCTTTCCAGAAAGTTTCTAACTCTGGAAATGTATTTAAAAAATTTGTGTCTTGACGCTTGTCTTGCTGGCTAAAAAATAAATAAAAATTCTCTTTAGCTAATTCACTGTTAAATCCAGTGTCTGATTTAATCCAATCGATCAATCTCTGTACTTTGCTAATTTCAAAGTCGCTAAATCCTTTAAACTCGTTCCATTTGGTTTCTGGATTATATTTCATAAACTCAATTGTGCGTTCTAACTCAGAAACTAAATCAGGTAATAATTTAGGATTCAAAAAATCGGGATCAATTAACTGAGGCACATCAAACCAAACCAACTGACGACCACTGTTAAATTGTTTGCGTAATTTTAATATATTTTCCATGTATTCGTAAAATCGTGTGTACGACAACGCATTAAAAGTGATAATAAATGTCAAACTATGTTTATCGCTGTTTTGGAGATAATCAGTTACATTGGTGTATAGCATGTCAAAGTTCATGCCGTTACGTATATATTCAGCCTGTTTGCCCCACGAGTCTAAACTGCAAAACAACATAAAGTGGTCAATTGCATTTTTTTCAGTGATTTTCTTCAATGATATCATGAACTTATTCCACTGATTTCCAGGCGGGCAGCAATTTGACGTTATAGACAGGTTTAAGGCAGGATGTGGGTGCTCGTATACATAATCAAACATTTTAAAAGTATTTTTATCCATCAACGGTTCGCCACCAGTCATACGGAACGTTTGTAGCTTTGGATAAACTACAGGCATCCATTTCCAAAAGGCTTTTAGATAAGGATTGTCAGGACCGTTGTCGATATTGAGTTTTTTTACCCATGTAATGTCATTGTGCCAGCGATCAGATAAAGTGATAGCACCGCTTTGTTCTATATCCTGTTGCCATGCTGTGCTTAGGTGCGGACTACAATAGCTGCATTTAAAATTGCAGGCCTGATTGAAGTTTACTTCAACATATCGAGGTATTGCATCACCTTCAAATCCCAATGCCTTGGCTTCCTCAATTAGTCCGTCTTCGTAAACGTCCTTACTGCGATATGCGCGATCGCTGAGTTGATTGCCACTGTCTTCGATTTGCCAACAAAATTCACATTCTTTAGGACGAGTCCCTTCTAGCATTAATTTACGTTGTTCTTTTTTATACTTGGTATTATGCAACGCACTTACATCGATCACTATTTCATCTAATGGAATTTGATGTGCTCTAGGATGATAACAACTATGAGTCTTTCCTGTGGGAATATGTATACTAACGTTATACCATTTGGCAAGACAGAAACTAGGACTAACCTTGTTTAGTTCTTTATACACATATTCAGCGTCGGCAAGATAACGAGATTCATATCTACCATTAATCTCTTTAAGTTCATTGCCTTTTATATTACGATTATATTCCACTAAACTGTTCCTGTAACCATTCAAAGTCATTGATTTTATTAAGAGCGTCTGGATTATTTTTATTAGTTTCGCCGTAATGTCTACCCGCCTGTGCCCCGGCAATTGCATATGCCCCAAACGGTTGTTCAACACCAGCTGAACACCATATGTCCAATCGTAGTTTAGTTTCTTCTTCGTACTGCCTTTCAATAATACGACTAGCTAGTTTACAACATTCTCTAAAGGCCGATCTCCATGTTGCAAACTCATCAGTATTGAAAGAGTTAATATTAGACACAGTATTCATGGCTTTAAACTTGTCAGATATACTTGTTGTCATATCCGAAGTATTAACATTCATATTCAATGTTAGGTGTCTTGGTAATAATTTAACACCACCGTTACCGTATTCTAAATTGTTAATAGGATTTTTACTTTGCCACACATGAACACAATCTATATCATAGCTTGACATCACTGTATCAAAACTAAAACTGTCTTCAATTATTGCATCGCCATCGACTATCCATATCATATCAGTATCACATATACTTGCTGCTTTAATATGTGCATTGTGAATTCCTTTCACGCCACGCACTCGTTTGGCCCTAGGACACATATCTATTAATTTTTTATAGTTCTCGTCAGCGTTGGGCTCGTTATAAGAAATAAAAACAACATCATATAAACGATGTTTAGATACTAGTCGATCATGTTCTTTTTTCTCAATTAAAAATCTATGTTTAAATTCTCGTTGTCCTATAATTTTATCTTTAGACAATAATACTAGTCCGTTGGTATGAATTTCTTTACCGTTAAACAGATGCTTAAATGTATGATTTTCTTTTCTATCATGATCATATTTTCCATCATTAGGATCAAAATATAGATCAAATACAGATTCATCTACAATATCTATCTCAGGCCATATCCCCCAAAACATCGGCTGTGTTTCATTTTTTAAAATGTCTGTGTAGTTGTCGTATGACGAAAGAACATATCTATTATATCTATACCGACTAACAACAGTTGTATGTTCTTTTTTGTCTATTAAATATCTACGGTTAAATTCTTTTTGCGAAATAACTTTTTCTTTTGAGAATAAAACTAGCCCGCACAAATATGTTTCTTTGTCATTGCATAGATTTTTAAACACGTGATTTTCTTTTCTATCATGATCATACTTTCCATCGTTGGGATCAAAATATAAATCAAAAATTGTTTCATCTATAATGTTTATTTCGGGCCATATACCCCAGAATAAAGGTTGAGTTTCTGTTTCTATAATTTGTTTATATTCTTCGTAACTGGAAATATTGTATCGATTATATCTATACCTACTAACTATGCGGGTATGTTCTTTTTTGTCAATTAAATATTTTCTATCAAATTCTTTCTTAGAAATAATTTTAGATTTAGAAAATAAAACAACTCCGCTTAGATATGATTCTTTATCATTGCATAAATTTTTAAATACATGATTTTCTTGCCTATCATAATCTAATGCACCATTGTTAGGATCAAGATAAAAATCAAATATTGTATCGTCAATAATTTCTATACTAGGCCACTGACACCAAAACATTTGTTGTTTTTCATTGTCAATAATCTCTAAATAATCAGCATAAGAATTAATTTTATAAACTGGGTATTGATATTTGCTGACAACTTTGTTGTGCTCTTTTTTATCTACAGCATACTGTTTATCAAACTCTCGATTTGATAAAGGTTTATATTTGCTGCAAAGGATTACTCCGCTGAGATAAGATTCAACACTATTGCAGAGATTTTTAAATACATGATTTTCTCTGCGGTCATAACTATTATGATGACTAAAATATATGTCAAAAATTGATTTGTCAGTTACAGTAACTTCTGGCCATACTAGCCAAAACATGTCGTCGGTTATGTGTTGGTATTCGTTGAATGTATTAGGACTGTATGTTTTATATTGTTTTGGAATACTAGCAACAATATCAATTTCTTTTTTAGCTGTAAAAAATCTATGATGAAATTCACGCTGAGAAATCGTCAACGATTTAGGAAACAAACAAATACCATCATAGTGTTCTCCGTTTTTAAAAACGTGAACATACATGTCATCCCACTTAGTGGCTTTATAATCTAATAAATTAAATTCTGTAAGATTTATATCGTCCCAGATTACCCAGAACATTTTTGTAAAAGATTTAGATCGAATTTCTTCGTAAGACTTTATGTTTGTTAATTTTTGAGCAAGGGGATACCTAGACTTTATTGCATTCCAATCTTTAGTATTTCCTTCGCCTTTTGAAACATAAAAAATATCATACATTGGCTGGCACCGGCATCTTAAAATAAGTGTCGTTGAGATTCATGGTTTCATTATACAAATCTAAAGTAAATTTACTTTGCTGCGCATCAAGAAACGGCCAATCTAATCCCAAACTCATTTTTATTTTTTCGCCTAAATTTTTAATCTCATCTACTAGACCATCACCGTTTACATCTTCATACGGTTTACCGTATTGATTCCATATATCTCTGAGTATTTCAAAATCTCGAACATCGACATAATTCCACTGTGTGCAATTAGCCATCCATGTTCCTAATCTAGCACCATATACTGCATAAATTCCGTTTTCTTCGTGAGCACCCACAGTTGACCACATGCGCAGTCTATGGATATTGTGCCACCATATGCGTTCTTTAATTTCCATAGGAGGAACTTTGACCCCGTCTAGCAAAGTCATCTTAACACCTTCACGGAATCCTGCTCTCCATGCTTGGAATGGTGATCCTGTGATAACGCTTTCACTGAACGTCAATGGAAAATTTCTATACCCATCTTCCCAACAAAAGTCTACTTGGCCGCGATCACTGTTGGAGTTTTCATGCGTTTTCATGTTAAGAACAAAATCTTTACGCCAGATTTTCAATCCACCGTTGCCATATCGAAGACCATTAATTGCATTGCGGCCGCACCAACCATAGACCTGTATCTTGGGATCACTCATGTCAAGGTCGATATTAAAAAATCTAGGATCTACAATATTATCAGCATCAACAGTGATAAACCAATCTGTTTCACTGGCTTCTGCTGCGGCTTTATGGGCGTGGTCTGATCCTTTGACTCCGTGAATACGTTTAGCCCAAGGTACTTTATTACACAAGTCAGCATAATGCAGATCTGCGTTAGGTTCGTCGTAACTTAAAAAAACTACATCAAATTCAATTACTTTCATTTATATTCAATCACATAATTTTTAAATAGGCGTCTTGTATACACACTAAACTTATCATAGTCAATATTTTTAATTGTTACATTATGCCCTATTAGTTCATTTAGTTTAACAGAAAACATCTGAAAAATCAAGTTGGGATCGTTGTAATCTGTGATTAAAAAATCCAGATCGGTGCTACCATCCCAAATAAATTTTCTTGTTCCGTCGTTGCCTTTGTATTTTTTGGTTCCGCCGTATTCTGTAGACAGTTGAATTTTCAAATATTTGTTTTTTGAATTATATGTTATATGTATATCCGATTCAATTTGATCTGAATATTTGATATCAGGAATTCTATGCAACACATCATCTAATTTGTTTAGTGTCTTTTTTTCAGCTATGTCTAACTGTCCTGACTCTACATTTATTTGACAGTTGTGTATCTGTATTTCAGCTGTGATTATGGATTCAGCAATTTCTTGTGATATCTGCACTATATGTTTTTGATCTGCAAAAGCATGATCTGGCCCCACGCTGATAACTTGACCCGTATTTGGATCAAACACCGCTACATACTGTGTAATTGGTGGCTTGTATTCTCTCAGCCATTTATCAAAATCTTCTATAGTTTCCATGCTTTAGTCTCCAAGATATGTATACACTCATTTGTGATTAAATTTTTCTCTACGTAATGCACAATATCATTCTGTTGAAAATTTCCTATCTTTAGTCTAGCGTCTGCATTAAGATAAAATCCCACATGATCGCTCCAAGTATCAGCCGGCCATGGCCATTTTTGCAGCATTGGTTTCATATGCACTACTCGAGGAAATGGTAAATCGTAGGCAATGTCGTCAGTGATGTCTAGTATGTTAGCAGCCAATGCGAATGCTTCATCTGTGCCAATTACCTTAGGCCTGTGTTCACTTAAAAACTGATTGGCGAATTCGCGGGGATTTTTTATAATCTGTCGACCTAATTCAAAAAATTCTTGGCATAGCACAGATCCTTTAGAGAAAAAAGTCCACATGGAGTATAAATCCGGCAGACAATTTCTGTCAAAGGTTTTTCTATATGTGCGATCTGTGATTGTTTCGCCTCTATAGGTATAGACCTGATTGGCCACATACAATTCGCTGTTGGCAATAAAATAATCAATCCAATGACTGTAATCTCGTAGGAATAACATATCAGCATCAAGGCATACTGTGTGATCAAACGGAGACAGTTGGTCCATCCATGATCTGCCATCCCAATATTTCTCTTGGTCCCATTCGATCACTGTGTCAAACACCCACGGACTTGATAATTTTGCAAGTGATTCTTTGTTGTCAATTACCAGTGCCACCCTGTCATACCCTGGTTTTTGAGTGGTTTTTATACTCAAAGCTAGAGCATAGGCGCACTTGAGATAATCAATGTCATCATAGTGTGCTACAAACAACAGATATCCAAAGTTCATATCAACTCCATTAACTGTTGTCGATGTCTCAATATACTTTGTTTATTCATCACATGTATATCAACTCCAGTCACAGATGCTGCACAATATGTGGCATCTAATCGATGATCAATCAAGAATGTTAATTTGTCTTTGTCGACAGCAGTGAGTATGTCTTTGTCCATGACTGATAACACGGGTGGGAGTGTTGGTGTGTGCATGTTCTCAAATCCATCTAGCATGTGTTTGGCAACACTAAACGCTATGTCATTTCGATATTGTCTGTGATCGAATCGGAAGACATCAGCATAGTGCTTGTAATTTTCTTTGACTAAATTCACAGTATCAAAAAACAGTTTAGATTGTGGATTTTTCGTGAACATCACTGTGGTTGCCCAATACATTTTACAGCTGGTTTCACAGACATATCTATCAAGGTAGCCTAATCTTTCTTCACTGTAGATATCGTTGATCGAATCACCTATCATTACGTCAGCTTCCACATTCCAATATTTGTTTAGATTATCACTGAATATCAAAAAATCGCTGTCTATCAGTAGCGTTCTATCGTAGGGTGTGAGGTCCCATACAGAGTGTCTATTGGTATTACAAAATGGTATTTTTTTATTGATTACACCGTCGTGTAATCCACGTTGATTATCTGTGACAGGTTTATCTACAATTATCACATGCTCGAATACTGTTTCAACCTGCTGCCATGTATGTGATTCAATCAACCATTCCTTGGTGCTGAGATCTGTGACCAATGAAACTGGAACATTAAGATGTTTTTTTGCAAGACCGCCGCTGATCACTGCTAATAATCCATAATCTACTTCACGATTATTGTGTGCGAAAATTAAAATGCCATTGGTCATTGTGTGATAAGTTTTTCTACAGATCTAGATTTCTTGATTTTATCAAATTCTTGAAAGTATTCATTAGTGACTTCGAAATATCTGCTGAAGATTTCATCACGAAAAGCTTCTAGATTTTCTATCAATATGGGATTTTCATTGACGTCTAACAGCACCGTTCCAGAAACTCTGCCTTTGCTACACAGCATTTCAACAAATGTCAACAGATTTCTATCAATGGCAAACAGCCCGCCGGAGAAACCGTACATCAGTTTGGCAGCTGTGCGTTCTTTGAGAATTTTTTTGTGGATTGAAAAAGTCTGCTGATAATTGGCAAAATCCAATACAGCTTTTAACTGTGCGTTCATGAGTTCTCCTTGATAAACTGCGTAGTTTATTTATAGAGAACTATGTGGTGTGAAATAAATTACGAGCCAGTGACAGCCCCAATAGAAACTGTGGGTTGAGTTACGGTGAATACTGCGCTGCTAGGAGCCATGATACCCGTGGCAAATAATGTCGAAACACTCACTGTGAGAGTACCATCTATGTCATCACCCGGGGGTGGGTTTAAAAACGGAGGACCTATTGCACCCGAGTCGGTGTATCCGTCTGTGAACAACACTCGTATTTCACCGCTAGCCGATGTGCCTCCGCTGTTCGAAGGTACATCAACACATCTAGCTTGTAATCGATAGTTGTTAGATCCGTAAGGGCTACTGGCTGTGGCTGTATAAAATGTTTGAAAAGTATTAGTGGTTTTATACCAATTGGTGCCATCGTTAGGAGAAGTTCCTGCACTAGGCACAGCACCGCCAAAGTTCTGTGTACCTGCAGCACTGAGAAGACTAGTCCAACTAGTGTTTTGCTGGGTGCCAAGCACCCCACCGGTTCGACTCGCACTGATCCTAATTTTACCGCCACTATTGAACCAGTATCTAGCATCATTGGCATTGGTCCAATAAAACTGTATGACGCATTCACACTGGCTGATCCATGCTCCGGTTCTGCTTGATGTGGTCGCTGCTGTGGTAGCTGATTCACTAGTGGCTATCGTAAATCTATTAGTTGTGATATTATCGGCCCAATCATCATATTGCTTTTGCGGTACGTCGAGAGTTCCGGTATCAGGAGTAAATGAACTGGTATATCTAATAGTATCACCGTCTGCGACCACAGCCGTAGTCGGATTAGATCCGTTGATGTGCTTGTAGGCATTGATGATGTCAAATCGTAGATTTGCCCATTCGTTAATGGTGACTCGTTGTCCTTCAAGAACTTCTGTAGAGACTATTCTGACCTGTTGACCATATCCAGAGTTTCCACTGCCGTTGCCTAACACAGCAACGATTTTGTTTCTTATCGAATTGTAGTCTGCTTGGACTATTGTACTGTTAACAGCTGGCATGAGAATATTTAAGAGATTATGATGCTACAATGCTTGAAAGTGAATATGTCGGTCCTGTAACTGTAAAATTGCCTGATGGCTGTAGCAGTCCAGAAGCTTTGACTTCTGCCACATTTACTGTCAACGTGCCCGATACAGAATCTCCTGGAGGTGGACTAGGTTCTGGTCCAGGATCAGTATACGTGTCTGTCAGTGTAATACGTATCTGAACTTGCGTAGCTGTTCCTGTGGAGTTATTTGCTACATCGGTCTTGGCTTCAAGTCTATAATTATTTGCAGAATAAGGGCTGCTGAGAGAATCTTGATAGAATGTCTGATAAGAATTTGTCAGAGTGTAGTAATTAACTGTAGGATCCGTGCCGGCACCAAAGCTTCGTGTTCCAACACTGTTCAAAAAGTTTACCCAAGCTGTAACCTGCGCGGTTGATACACCAGCTGTCAACGCCGATGTAATTCTGATTTTTCCACCACTATTGAAAAAATATCTGGCTGTGGTAGCATCAGCAAAGTTACAGGTCAATACTGTCTGGGCTTGTGTTGTCCACGGAGAACTGAATGTCTGTGTGGCTTTAGCTGAGACTACGGATTGATTGTCGGCAAGATTGAATCTATTTGTAATAGCCTGTTCTAACAATATATCGTAATTGGTATTTGGAGAACTTGGTCCAAATCCAATTGCATCGCCGACATTAACTTGCACCACATTGGGCATCACACCGTCTTGATGTAATCTTATATTGATGATATCAAATCTCAATAGATCCCACTGTGCTTTGGTGATCGAGTTGCCGATGAAGACATCCGAAGATTGCACTGCTTGCCCATATCCCCTAGTAGCAGATCCTATGCCTAACAAAGATTCGGCCTTGTCCTGTATGGCCACATACTGCGAAGCAAATATTTGTGTTCCGCTAGTCATTACAGCACCAATACTTCAATGATATTGCCAGTTCGTGTTCCGGTTGATTCTAGAGCAACTGCAAACACATTGGCATAATTACCGTGGGCTGCCATAGCTGTGCCGCTTGGGCCAGCTATCAGTCTATCTCCTTTTGTTACTGAACCGTATGCCTTACATGGAACCCTTCCTTTGAGAGCAACATATATCCCACCTTCGAGATCTTTGTTCATCATAAAAGCAGGATCTGCACTAACGACTCCTATAGCACGAGTATTAACATCACCGGCTGTAACTTCTTTTTCTCCACCTATTATCATCACTGTTCCTGCTTCGTATTCTTTATCAGCAAGATATTTTTCAGCTAAATCTGCATAACGAGCAGCTGTGGCTGTGCCATTAAAAATATTTGCGGTGATGTTACCGCTGACATCTCTAGCTGCTATACTGTAAGCTGTGGCTGTGATTCTTGCAGTTCTATATTGAGTGCTGGCTGTGCCATCCGCCCACGTAGGATCAATTCTTGCGTTGGTTCTATCGATGAACGTTCTATCAGCGTTGTCTGCTATACCTACAAATTGATTGGCTAATATATCGCCGTTGGAGTTTCGCACAGCTATTGTCGAAATTGCTAATCCAGGTATAACAGCACTCGGATCTAAATTGTTTAGTTTACTGGCATTTACCGCTGTTGACGCAGACCCAGTAACTGACCCAGTAAGAGTACCAATAATATTAGCACCGGCAAATCCTATTTCTTTCGTCGTAGCGTTTATCAGAACTGTACTGTCATTGGCTAACACATTACCTGTATGAACTCCTGTGGTGTTTCCGGTCACTGCTCCGGTTAATGCACCGGTGAATGCTGTAGAAAAAACATTGCTCCACCGCTTTGTAGTTGATCCTAATGTGTATGCATTAGAGATACCAGGTTCTACGCCTGTGCGTTTTATAATCGCAATATCTCTCTCATCGATAACATCGTCTACTGTGATCCTAAATGTTATATCATTGCCTAAACGATTTTCTACAATTACATCAGTACCGTTTTCAACCCTGACTCTGAGATCGTTGCCATCGCCCAATTGAAATCCAGGATCACCAAAATTCACTTCAGAAATAAATGCACTTTCACCTGTTTTAATATATTGATCAGCGGTGAACCCGCCTAGCTTGGTAGCATTGCTTGCGGTGCCCCAAAAGGTAAAATCATCCGTAGAAACACCAGTCTGTGATTTTACTAATGTTACACCTTTCTTAATCACTGTGAAATCGTCAATGGGGTTTTTACTAGTGTCGAGAGTAAAAGCAGTCTTGCTGATCACAGCTATGGTTTTGTTGTCTGCTATGACTTTAAGTATAGTATGAGGACCTTCTGCAGTAGCCAATGTTCCATATACCACTGCCGGACTAATAATTGATGTGCCTAGATCGGGACTAGCTATAGGACCAATGAGTGTGAAATCATTCCCGGTGTATGTATACAACTGTTTAGCCGCTGTGTCCCACCAAAAATCACCGATAGATAATCCACTAGGTGCTGATGCGCTGGCTTCAGCACCACCGGCTGTTTTAAACTTAGCGCCATCATAAAATTTTAGTTTTTTAATTGCTGTATCAAACCAAATTTGTCCGGTTATGGCTTTTGGTGGTGCTGTTGTATTGGCAAAATTTTCCAATAGGTGCACAAAATTTTCATTCTGCACTTCGCCGTAACCTGCGTAATTTTTACCTACTAGCCTTAGGTCGGTATTGGTGTCGATGGTGCCGTCGGCTACAGACGTTAAAAATACACCGTTAAATTTGTTGACTTCATATGCCATGTTAGTAAGAACCTCTGCTATGTTTTATATTTATCTATTCAAATACTATTAGTTTCTTCCAACTAAAACTTCAATAATTCCTTCAGTTCCGTCAAAATTTTCTAAAGATTTACCTATTATATTACCGAACTTCGGTTGATTAGTTGCTTTAGCAAACCCGTTACCGGCGCTGACTAACATATCACCTTTATTAATTTTTCCTGTAACTTTACACGGAACTCGCCCTTGCAATGCTACAGCAACTACATTGTTGCCTGCACACAAGGAATTCATTAAATACGCAGGATTAGTAGAAACAACACCAGCAATTTTATTAGTTTCTGGGTGAGCTAAAGTAACTTCATATTCTCCGCCAATTTCCAAAACTGTGCCAGGTTCATATTCTCTGTCAGCTACATAATTTTCTGCTAGATCCGCATACTGAGCAGTTGTTGCTGTTCCTCTAAATAACCCGGTGGTAAAAATATCATTACTACCTGTATCTAAAACTTTGTTTAAAACCCACTTGTTACCAATGCTTGAATACATAACCGAAGCGCCAGACCCATTAATAAATATACCAGCACCGTTAGCTTCAGCTGCTGTAGCTGCTCCGCTGGCCAATGTTATTAATTTGTCTTCGATTGTAAGTTCTGTAGAATTGACTGCTGTTACATTTCCTTGAACTGTTAAATTTCCAGTTACAATTAAATTGCCGTTAGCTGTTATATCATTACCAGGGTCTGCCGACGTTATGCTATTAACTTCAACATTAGTGCCCTTGAAATATGTTGCATACACATTCTTAAATTTATGACCTGGAATACCTAAATTTGATGTATTATCAGAAATAATTGCAGGCTCGTTAGGACCGCCTAAAGACAATGATTCCGGAGCATCTATAAACGATAACTCGGGTCCTATTCCTAACATATCAAATTTTAATTTTCCGCTAGTAGATCTTATCGTAGGACCACTCGAATGAACAAACAACCTCAGTTGATTTCCACTGCCTAACAATATTCCAGTGTCACTGACATTCAACGAACTCAGTGTTCCTAGCTGTGTGAGTCCACTCAGTGTCACAGAATTATTAAGACTGCTTCCCGTCAAGGTTGCAGCATCAGCTGTGACTGTGATATTGTTAGAACCATCAAAATTCACACCATTAATAGTTCTAGCAGTAGCTAATCTAGTAGCAGTGTTTGCATTTCCGGACAACTGTTCACCAATAAATTGGGTGGCCTGAACTATGTTAAATGTGCTGGTTCCGCTGGTTGCTGTGACATTTCCGGTAAGGTTGCCAACGAAATCTGCTGTAATGATACCTGCTGAAAACCCGCCCTGTGAATTTCTGGCAACTATCTTGCCTATAAGATTGGCAGACGATGCGTCTACGTTCCATGTTCTTTCCACCGCACCATTGAAATCTGATCCTACAATATAATCACCTTTTTTCAATGTATTGGTAGTATTTGCTGTGATTGTGATATTTGACGCAGCTGTAAATGGTACTCCATTGATTAGTCTAGGTGTTGATAACTGATCAGCTGTGGCAGCATTGCCGGTTACACTGCCATTGATCTTGGCTGTGCTAGAAAGATTGATTCCCACCAATAGACTGTTGCCGAACCCCTCAACTTGATTGTTTGTGTTGATAGTAAAAGCTGCCGCAGTGCAGATAGCAAATATCACGCCATTGGTTTCTAAGAATATCACTGGACGAGGATTACCGGTATTGTCGTCCAGTGTTCCTGATCTTGCTTTGGTAGATCCAAATCCTTCTACGGCCTCTGGACCTATCAATCTCCATGATGTACCGGTATATGTAAACAATTGATTGATAGGAGTCTTGAACCATAACGATCCCGGGCTAGCACTGGATGGGACTGTTGCACTCACAATAGCAGATCCTATAGGATTCCATTGTGTGCCATCATAGGCATGAGCTATGTCGTTTGTGGTATTAAACCATATCTGTCCAGTCAACGGTCTTGATGGAGGAGCTGTATTAGCAAAATTTTCTAAGAGGAACACAAAATTTTCATTCTGTATTTCGCCATAGCCTACATAGTTTCTACCAACCAATCCTAGACTAGTAGTAGTATCAATGGTGCCATCTTGCAACACCACTAATTGTTCCTTGTTGAACTTGTTTATTACATAGGCCATTTATGCCGCTCCTGATTCATTATGGAGGTAGTGGTAGATCCGACTGCCATGTCCACACTCCTCCGATTATTCGAAATACTTTGATAATTCTTGTTACCGAGACACTTGCCGCAGCTATAGTTGCTGTGGGGAAACTAATGTTTGTGATTGCTTGGCTGCTGGCTCCACCAAGATTGGTTAAAAATGCTGCTGTGGAAATTGACGGTGGCAATGAATTTATACTTAAAGATTGAGCGTTATTGCTTATCAAATTACATAAAATTCTAGCATATGTGAATGCTCTATACTCGCTCACAGGAGCAAGATTATTCAATATGTTTGTAATAATATATGTATTAGATTTGCCATCGGATAAATCAATAGTAAAAATCACAGGTCTTGATTCCACCCTGTTATCTGTATACTCTTTGGTGGCAGCATCTTGAGCTGCCACAGGATCTTGCATGCCGGTGATTCTTGGAGACCCGATCAATGCAACATTTCCTGAGCCGTCTGGTTCTAACTCAATATCAAAATTCGTACTCACCGTGCTGATTCTGTGATTTTCCAGTCTCATCTGAGTGACTGCAGGAGCACCCGGACCTATGTTAACTACAGTCTGTGTACCAAAGGAACTAACTCCTGGAATACTTGTAATAGCCGAACCCAGACTGTTGCCATCTATTACCTTAGTTCCGCCAATATATACTGCTCGTCCTGCGGCTAAATTCAGTGTCTCGGATATATCAAGCCAATTACTACTGTTGTTGTAAGTTATAGTTTTATCTGTAGACGCTTTGATTGTGATACCTGCACCATCGGCCGTGATGTTTGTAGGACTAACCACATTAGCTATAACAATATTTTTGTCTTCTATCGCCACTGTTGTGGTATTAATAGTTGTAGTCGTTCCTTCGACTGTGAGATTACCATTGACTATTAGATCGCCGCCGGCGACCACTGTGCTGTTGGTAAATCCAGAATATAGATCGATGTTTCTTGTTGCTGCATTAATCGTGATAGCTGCTTCTTGTGTAATACCCTTTCGAACACTCAACTGAATATTCCTATCAGTTGCAGCATTGCTTATCAATACATCTCCTGCACTAACAAATAGATTTGCCTGGCCTGCTGAACCTACTGTGATACCTAAATCACTAGTAATCTGCAGTTGCCCATTTATGCTATTAGAAGTGTCAGTTCTAACATAGGTGGTTGCCGGAGCTCCGCCTAAACTATCGCTGTTTATACAAGTCGCACGTATTTTAAAATTAGATAATGTGCCTGCATTGAAACCAGGTTCTATATTGCCATTAAATCCTATGATTCCTACTTTGGGTGTAAAACTGTCTTTGGAAAAAATTCCCAGTAACACACCATTATTATAAAGACTAGTTACTACCCTAGTTTGATTTAGTGTATCTAAAATAGTATCTACTCTCAGTCCGCTAAGACCTTGCACACTACTATACGCCGGTGCAAGTAACACCGCTGTAACCCCATCAAAAAAGTATAGTTGTTTTCCGATATCGTCATACCAAAGGTCACCGGTGGCCAGTGTGCTTGGTTGGGAGCTCGATACCGTAGCCGAACTTACCGGAACAAAAGTAATACCGTTGTAAACTTTTAATTTTGACTGGCTAGCGTCAAACCATATTTGACCTTTAATGGGGTGTATGGGGGCTGTATTACTAGAAAAATGCTCTAGCAATTTAATAAGATTCTCGTTAAATGCTTCGCCGAAACCGCTGAAATTCTTTCCTATAAGAGTGATATCAGTGGAAAGATCGTCGATCTGGCCGTCTGCTACAGTTGCTACAATTGTGCCGTCAGTTTTGTTTATTTGATATGCCATGTTTTACTCTGTTAGAAAGCTGGTGGTCCAGATCTTATAATATAATTCATTGCCAAGAAAGGATTCATTAAACCTACTGGTGTTGCTAGTGTTACTCCCACGGCTTTTTTTACTCCGCCGCTGTCTTTGAGATATTGTGCCTGACCTGGGGCTGTTGGGCCAGGTCCGGAAGTGGCTAACGGATCGAGTGTTGTTGTAAGTGCAACTGCAGAATAGTCTTGAGTGGGAGTTGACAGTGTATGACTGTGTTCTGGTAGGTTCGGCAATGTCAACGCTACAGAACTTTGTCCTGCTGACCCCCCAAGTATTGTGGCCTGCACATCCGGAACTCGGCCTGCAACGCCGCCGCCAGCATCTACATAAGGACCTGCAATAGTCGGCACGGTGCCAGCATTATCCATATTATCCTTACCAAGTGCAAATCTACCTCTAAGATCAGGTAATCTAAATGTGTTTACTCCTAGTAATGGTGTGGCTCCATTATATACATTGCCGATCACATCAAACAGATCTGTAAACTTTACCCTTTCAATTTCTGAACCGTCACAAAACAAGTAACCATCAGGAGCAGTAATACCTGCATACGGCAGAATAGCTCCTATCGGCACTGCTAGATCACCAAGAAACACTTCTCTGGTTTGTTTAAGAAGACCAGAACTAGCTAGAGTGCTTTCACTAGGTCTGTAGGTTAAAATAAAATCGCCTTTTTTGCCACGATTAGGCACCGGAGTTTCTTTACCTGCAATAATATTTGCTGTGAGTGTGGCATTAAGAATTTTAGTAGAACTGCCTACTTGCCCGTCAAATTGCACAGCCGGTGAAATCACATCACCTGCTAATTGAAAACTAGTAATTGTGCTGAGAGATGTCGCAGTGTTAGCATTGCCACTGATGTTTCCGTCAAGCACTCCTTGTATAGTATCTGCGATGATTGTTTTGGCACGTATATTATTGAAGCGTCTTGTTGCAGTGCCTATATCATATGTGTTTGTAATTTTTGGTAATATAAACGCAGTTTGCAGTGGACCGGTAACATCGATGCCGTCGCCGACAATTATGTTTTTTGCAACTGCAATTCCACCTTGAGTAACAATACTGCCGTTATTTAAATTGGTGCTGGCTAAGCTACTGGTAGTAAAAAAAGAACCTGTGATTTTTGCATTGCCTTGAATGTCTAACGCTTCTAGTGGATTGCTTTGATTTATACCAACTTTGTTGTCAACAATTCTTAAAACCGTTGCTGGAATACCGTTGCGATTTGTCTGTAGATCTATAGAACTGCCTGCAGCAGAGTTATAGATATTACTAGATGTTGTTGTAGCTGATAACTTGAATGTCTCATCAGCACCTATAGAGATACCGTTATTGTTTTTGATCTTTATTTCAAAATTAGTGGTGTTGATGGTATCTGATCTAAGGAATGTTCCCGCAGCTTTTTCTACTCCCCCTACTAACAATGCTTGAGCATTTCTTGCTGTGCCATTTAGCACAGGTAAAAATCCCCCTACAAAATTTGCAATTTCACCTGACGTTGCAGGAGCACTGATGTTGATGCCTGATTTTATCAGAGCAAATCCAGTGATCAAAGTCTTCGGTGTAAAACTGTCTTTGGAAAAAATAATTACAGGAATATCTGCAATATAAAATGTTAAAATAAATCTATCTAAGTTATCAGAATCTGATATTTTTTCTATAACCGGTCCATATCTCAAGCCACCAACTGAACTCTCAACCGGCCCAACTAATATCCATCGTGTGCCTGTGAATATCCGTAGTTGTTGATTGGTAGTGTCTACCCATAATTCTCCTACTTTACTAGTTTCTACTGAAGGTTGACTAACTCCTTTTTGTATTCCGGATGCTGCTTTCCATGCAGTATTATCCCATATTTTTAGGGTTTGTGTTCCACTTGTACTATCATACCAAAGCTGTCCTTCTACAGGGTTAACTGGTTGACTAGTAGATGCAAAATTTTCTAGCAGTGATAAAAAATTCTCTGCGATAATCTGACCGTAGCCGGTAACATTACGACCTGGAAATTTGAGACTAGTGTCTGTACTAGAAGTATTATCAAACACCGTGATAGGACTTTTGTTTTCTTTATCTGTAAAATTAACTATGTATGGCATGATTATATCTCAGTGAATCCGGTTAAACTCTGCACACGGATAGTGTAGTCAATCTGTAACAGTCTGTTAAGACTTTTCTGCACAGGGTGAAACACCACATGTGTTAATAGTTTTCCCTCAGCACCGTTTTGGCCGATGCTTTTTAATCCTAATTCATCAAACACAAATTCACCATTCATGTCAACACTGTTGTCAAATGCTTCTTGTTCTAATGGTTCTCCATAATCTAACAAGCAGCTGATCACAATATCACTATAAGTCGCTCCGCTGATATGTCTAATTTCCATTTTATTTCTTACAGGATCTTGGTTTTCAATAGCATTTTGATCCACTACTTTTTGGTAGGTTTGATTATAGAGGCTAGAATTAACACCAACAGTATTGGGTGTAAGATAAGTGATAAGACCTGTAGGATCGACTGTGGTTCCGCCTGTACCAAAAATCATCTGATATACTGTACCGTATCCTTGATTACTAAGACTGTTGACCATGGCCACACTCATATTTTCATAGTGAATAGCATTGCGTTTGTCTACAAAAATTTCTTTGGTCTCAGGATCGTGAATCTTGATATGACCTTCAAAATTAAATCCGCCCGTTTCGTTGGGTCGAGATTGTGTATTTTGAGCTGATTGATCTTGATTTTTAGGCATTTTTATCTCTTTTTGTTCCATCATGTATTTATTCAGGGATGTCAGTGGTCTTTTCCACAATGAATCTAGCCACCGGCGTCAAACTGTCTATTAGACTCACACCATCTGCTGCTGTAGTATTGCCCCTCGTATACCAAGTTTGTCCTAGTCGTTTAAGTACGGTAACCCTAGTTCCAGCAGGTAACGCAGCGGTTAATCTAATTTGCTGTGAAACACCGTCCACACTAAACTCAGCTTCTTGTGTTTGATCTGCCTCAGGACTTGCCGCTCCATTAATTTCGGTGTATACATCCTGTGGATCTTTTTTTAATCTACGGCCTGCTGCAAAAACTTCAAGTTGGTCGCACGGTCCATAAGTTAGCGGAATAGATTTTCTATACCAGAGACCGCTTCGTGAGCCTTTTACAGGAGTAAAATCCAATGGCCCAATCAGTAATGTGCTACCGTCGCTGGTAAAATCAATCCGCTGTTGTGTTTCATTGTAAGGAATCGTTTCACTATACCCTACATCAGCAACCACAGTGTTTATAGCATATGTTTCTGCGATCGATGTTCCTTGCACTCCTCTACGCAGCTGGCTCAACACATTTCCTGTCTTCAACATATATTCAATGCGTTCGCCCTCAATGAATATAGTTCCTGGTAAATTTCTAGACATAATCGGATGCCCTAACAAACTAGCATCTGATACTTCTATGGTCGTATCAAAATATCTCAAAGGTTTTGTTAATTTGCATGATGCTTTTGAAAATCTGTTAAAGTGATATACATTTAACATGTCTTTATGGATTTCGTAAGCTGAGGGCAATTTAAAAATATCATTTCCAAAAGTAATTATTTTGATATCATCGTCAAGTGTGGTCGTGACATTGAGGTACACCACTGCTCTTGGCAGGCTCACAAAGTAATCTTTTTCTTGTTGAAGTCTGATGCCGTTTAAGTATACCCATACATAACTGGCCGATATAGGAGATCTAGCCAATTGATAATTCACTTTGCCGCCTTTGATTTCATCTTGAATAATATCCATAGAAGGATATTCACCAAACCAAGTAACATTGATTGCAGGATATGTTGAATCGGATATTGTAGAATCTCCAGGAAATCCAAAATCAAATTCACTGTCAATAATTACATTATTTCCTTGTATAAAATACTGTGCATTTAAATCGTTTTCAATTTTGATTTTATCGCCCAGTGATAGCTTTTCTGGTTTGATGATCAATTCCTTGGTAGGACCGTTGAATGTGTAATCAATCACAAACGTGCTGGGATCATCATTAATGTAAACTTTTAGATTAGAAGGTAATATGCTGCCTCCTGATTCAAACGGATCTACTCCAAGTATGAACTGATTATTAGTGCCGTCATATATTACGTAGTTAGTGTCTGGACCTCTAAGTAATTGCCCGTTGACTTCCACAATCGCAGAACTTAGAGACGATCCTCTGGCTAATTCACTAAATCCATCGAGATCAAAACTGCGTGTGCTACCTTCGTAATAAAATGTCTGAGTATTTACATTTACTAGGGACAGTCCTAATGAATCCACATCCGACGATGCTGCTAGACATGCTATTTTAATTACATCGCCAAGCTGAGGTTTTATTGCAAATTCAACTAAAGTTTTTCCTACAGCATCTATGATATCTGTGCTGTTGCGGAAGCCTACATCAACTCGAGATCCATTTAGTGTAACAAATACACCACTAGTAGCATCATAGTCTGCATTGGTAAGAAATAATCCAGTAGTGCCATCTGCTATGTAACTTTGATAATCTAATATGCCGAGGCCGCCAATTCCTATGCTTAATATTTCCACTAGTTCGCCTATTGCTGGGGCTGAAATAAAATTCACAGTTGCAGCTGAACGGTCTATGGTGTAGTGTTGATTCAACGCTTTTGCAGTGTTATCAACATAAACAAATACTGAGGAGTTTTCTAAAACTGTCTGACCTATAGCAAACGCAGTGTCTTGACCATTGGAAATAGTAATCTTTGATTGTAACGCAGCTGCTCCGGATGTTTTGTTGTTATATACTTTTATCGAAACACTGTCTATTACTTGTCCTGGTATGTTTTCTTCAGGTGCCGGAACGTTATCTTTGTCAATGAATGTTCCGCCCAAGATAGATATCTCTTCTGCAGTTTTGCCTGTAGCTGTGGCGTAAGCAGAACTTATAGCTGACAACGAGCCACCGCTGAGTTTGGTATCAAGTATATTATCATCTGTAATTACTACAGATCCATCACTGTCTGTAGGACGGAAAATAAGGATATCACCATCTTGAGTGCTGATATACGGGCCTATTAATACTACAGCATTTACGCCATCACCTACAAACGTTGGCATTTCTGCTGCAGGATTAACACCTGTGCTTGAATCTTGTGCCGATGAGTAATTTTCATCATCTATACGCACAGTGATGTTTGTGTTTTTACGTTTGATATATATGTTGATTTGCTGTCCAGCTGCTGGTATATATGGTAACGTCACTGATCCGGTGCTTCCGTCCGCTACGTGATAATAATCTGAGCTGATCTCTACTGAATCCCAACTGTCGGTGAACCAAGGCAAGGCATCCCAACCACCGGTGACATCAAATGTCGTGCCTTGTATTCTCACTCCGCCAAAATCAATACCAGTCATGAGTTGATTTATTTCTTTGCCTGCCATTCCTGTTTTTGGGTTATAGGACTTTTCTATTCTATTTACAGCATCCAATAACAAAATGTTCTTGTCATAAGTCACTATAATTTCATCATTTATAGTCGGAGCAGTATTAAATATCAGTTTTCCACGAAGCAAATTATAACCACCGGTGGCTTGATAATACAGAGATACCTGATAGTCACTAGCTAACACAACTTGTGTTTTTTGCGTGGCAAATATTTTTCTAGTTACCTTGATTCGAGTTTTATCATTAGTCGGTGCATAATTTAAAAAGAATACAGCACTGCTGCCACCGGCAATAAATGTCTGTGTCTGCGAAAAATTTTCATAGATGCCGTTAGCTGAAAGTCTATCAAATTTCAAAGCAACATCAAACATACGAACTTGAGAATTTCCTATGATTGCAGTGGCTTTGGCCTGTACAGCAGTAGATGAATTTCCTCCTACCAATGTCACTGTCGGAGCTTTGATATATCCTGAACCTTGAGTTAACATTTGTATGCCTGCCACTTTACCATTCGAGATAAATGCTCTAGCAGTAGCGCCGGTGCCGTCTCCTTCTATCAAAACTCTAGGCGGAGTTAAATATTCTGTGCCCTGCTGATATACCTCTATAGCGGTGACTGCATAGCCTTTATTATCTGCCCACCATTTCCATGGATACTGTGATATTTCTAGTGATGATGCATTAACAGGATTGGCACGACCGTCAAAGATTGAATACGACGGTGGCAAATCAAAATCGATCGCTGCCGATGCGTATGATTCTGGTTGATCATAACGGCTGATATACTCTCTAACTGTGGTTCTAAATGGTTTAACTTCGTTGATGTAATCTTGATAACTTGATAAATTATCATTTTTGTAATTCGGTGGGCTTGCTAATGTGCCAATGTTATGCGTGGCATTTAGGAAACTGGTTTTAAACACCCAATCTACATACTGTTGTTCGCTGAATACATGTCTTATTGAAGCAAAAAATAATTTGTTCCATTCTACTGCGTAATCACCTACAAAAATATTTTCTTTTACTGCTGCAAAAATATTTCTAAGTTCTTGTGAATTTTCAATGTCATAGGTTGTGGTATCAAACGCCTGTGTATTATCGAATCCTACTCCAACTGCACTGGTGTTATATAGTATAGAATCAAATTGTATTGTACCGTTTTGTCTACCGACCAATAGATACTTGTCTAAAAACGTTTGACCTATTTCTTGAGTTTTTTGGAATTTCGCCCAGCCGCCGGCAGCATATTCTTTGACTTTGATTATGTCACCAATCGTCACAAGGCTATCTACAACTTCATAAATGTTAGAATACTCTTTAACAACACGTTGAGTATCATTATATCCGGATCTAAACCAATCCACTTTATTCCAATACTTGGTGGTGTCGTAAGCCTGTGACCTACTACGGAAATACGTCTTACGTAGATCGTCCCAAGAATATATACTCCAGAAATTATTTAAAGTTGCATCATTGTTTACTAAAACAGAAAAATATCTAACATCAACTTTGATGACACCGTAATTTTTACCGCGATTGGTGACCACCACAGCTATTACTCTGCCTTGACCGTCAATGTGACACACTGCTGTGGCATTCAAACCATCTCCGGTAATAATCACCGGAGGGCCAATATAGATTCCGGGCTGTTCTTGATCAAATAATTCTTTAGGCTTATATCCGTATCCCGGATCTATTATATCTATTGTGTCTAATTCACCGTTGATCAAATTACCACGCAATACAGCACGTTTGGTATTAGTTGTTCCTACTGTCTGTAACTCTATTTCAGTGTCTACTGCAATGTCATAAAGATTCAACTTATCACTAGGAGCTGTATCAACTTTATTTAAATTAGTATATTCTATGGTTTCTGCAAAAGTTTCATTTAATAATATATCATTGATATATTCTATAACGATTTGCAATGCCAGCAACCTATCAACAAACATAGTCTGTCGAGGTCTATATTGTATACCATATTTTTGTTTAGCTGGAAGATCGATATCAGGAATTTTATTTCCTGCTATATCTGAACCAATAAGACTGTCAATCCATTTGTTTTCTAATTTTAAAGATGGTAAATTATCAGCCACGCCTTCTGTAAGTAGTTGATATTCGTTGTGAATTGGTCTTTGAGATTCTAAGCTGTTGCTAATTTGTAGATTCAACAACGCTGTATCAGACTGCATGATTGTTTTAAAATTATATGTGAGGAATTTGTTAGATTCTATCAATGCAACAAAAGCTAGATTTGATCCTGCTGGATTTGCAATTAATCCGGCCACATCAGCAGCTGATTTTGTTCGATCTGGCATATTAGATGGTGTCACAGCTTTGCTACGTACCCAATAATAATATAATGTTTCTGAGACAAGTCCAGTGGTTGGGCTAAAGAAAAATTTCACACTGTAAACATCATTGTTGGGATATAATGGTTGTCCGCTAACTCCTTGAGCTAGTCCTGCATTAGTGTCTGCCAATGCTGCCCATTCGTTAGGCAATAACACAGTTTCGACCCACTCATACACATCTATGCTCGAACCCACTGCCTGTTGATTCCAATTTCCTGTTTTGTAAGCAGAATCTTTTTGTTCTGCATATTGAAATTTTGCAGTGCTAGTATTCCACCATAATTTTCCTACATTTTTTTCTAACCAGTTTATTGTGGAATCTACTACTACTTCAGCAGTTCCTATTGAATACACTGCAGGATCATATGGAGTTTTGTATTTTATTTCTTGCTCAGCTATATTAAGAATTTTTCCTCTAGCTGCATCGACGAAATCTATGTCTTGTATTTTTACATTGTTTACATTGTCATAAAGTTCAATTTTTTTAATTTTTCTTAAATCTACCAATG